GCGTACTCATACACAATGCATAAGCTCTTCTCGGTGTCACCAATACGCCGACATTTAAAAACTACTAAACCGTATACTTTTGGATTTTTAACTACGTACATCCAGATATGAAAGAAATCAAGATCGGTAATACGAAATAACGCTTTCTTTCCGGTTTGCAGGTGCCAATAATTGAGGAAAAAATAGAAGACTCCTGTTACGTATAATTTTTCTCCATCAATCAAATACCATAGACCGTTTTTACGCCTATGGTATTCTTCTCTGATAAATGCTTCTTTCTCTTCTTGATTCCAGAACTTTAAATCATCTGGTATTAATGTTCTTCTGAAAATCTGGTCATTTCTTTTTAAACCAAAATTCACACAATCTTCATCGGCTGGTTCTTCTGGCATCCGAACTGGATACCCATAAACCATTCTTATTTTTCCATTCTCCCATTGTGGAGTGTAGGATTTTAGTTCCCGTAAGTCGATATATTCGCTATCTTTTGCCATATTTTTTATTCGGTTCCATTGGATTCTGCGAACATTTCGGCATATGTCCGAATCACTGTAAGTTTAGATTTAGCTATTGCCATTTTCATTTTTGAATCGGAGAATAGGTTAGCCTCAATGTTCAACAAATCATTTTTAATTGGCTCAGCTTGCTTTTGAATTTTAAGCTTCCTGTCTACATAGCGGGTAACATCCTCTTCCTTCCCTCGAGGTTTACCCATTTCATTCATCAAACTGTAGTAAAGCTGATTCGTGTTCCACCAGTAGGTAAAGTCATGGTTGTTTTGCATCTGCATGTAAACCGAACATATCGAGGTTATTGTTTCATTTGTGTAAGTGAACATTTCCTCGAAAAGAACTTTATCTTTCAATGAAAGGTACTCAAATATTGCCGTTAGCTTCTGTCTGAAATCTTTAATCTTCAAAAAAGGGCTGTTGATGTCGCAAAGGCAAATAGCAATTTTTATTTCTTCATCCCTAGTTGTATTTACAAATTCCTCATAAGCATTAAGCTCCGGATAAGTCTTTAGAAGACCACCAGGAGCTAACGTTGAGATATCATACATACATTTAGAAAAATCATAAGAGACTTTACTCAAGCCTCCTTTTTCCAATTCTATCATAGTAACTTCAATTTATCATTAGGATATTCTTTCTGTGAAGGCCCATAATCCTTCTGCCTTTAAAAAGCACCTGATGGAGTCCCCATTCAACGATGTGCGCTCCATGCGGTTTGTACATTACTATTTGTCCTTGCTTAACTTCATCCGTGTCTTTTGGAGCTGATAAGTCTTCAAGATATCCGTTGCATTTTTTACCGGTTAAAATTACCGACGCAAAAGCGAGCTTGTGAATCTTGTCCCTGTACTTATTCAAAGTTACGGTTTCTATTGTTGATTTTTTTTCTTCCTCTCCTAATGGCTCAATCAGGATCATTCCGTTCAGAGGTTTTAAGGTTTTTAAGTTGTTGAGTTTATGGCAGCAAATTAAGCTGTCGTATTTAATCAATAGCAAATCATGATCTTCCTGTTCAATGAACCGGCCTTCAATGTAACACTCGTAATGTTCCAAATAACTGAAAAATACGATATCTCCAACTTGAACTTCTATTGGAGTATCGTAAACCATGGATGGATCTTTTAGTGACTGAATTACATTTACCGATGACCGGTCGTTAGCGAAGTTCTTGCGTTCGTGCATTAGCTGCGGGCCAGAGTAGTATAATCTTTCAGGTAGCTTAATGACTGTCCCCCTAACTGAAAGTCTCTGACCGGCTGATTCACCGTCCAGAGCTGTAGCAATATTTGTATTTTTACCCTTAACCTGATACGTCCGGAAGTTTTCGTCCGGACGTATTAAGAGAAGATTAAATGGCGATTTTCCTTCCATAATTAAAAAATGTAGTAAACCTCTACCTCACGAAGTATCTTCTTTTGCTGACCATCGATTTTAACGTCTGTGCCAGCGTTTATGCCGAACATGATCGTGTCGCCAGCCTTTACATCAATCACATCTTTGCCGACCTGATCTACCGTTCCTCGGCTTGGCTTGTTACGATCATCACCTGATACGTAAAACGTATTGTGCTTTTCTTCTGGAATAGGAGTTATTAAAATCCTGTCTGCTAATACTTGTCCCATTATTCGTAATCTGAAATGTTTAAAATGATACAATCTGTTGTTAAAAACGTTCCTGCGATGGAAGCTGCGTTTTCAAGAGCTACACGGGAAACTTTAGCTGGATCAATGATTCCTGCTTTTAGCAAGTTTACATATTCACCTGTTTTGATGTCTACACCCATACCGTAGTCATCATCCCGAACGTTCTGCAGAAAATCTCCCCCATCAAGGCCTCCATTCTGTAAAATCTGCATAAAAGGAGTTTTGATTGCTTCAAGGATAATCCCAACACCAGTAGCTTCATCTTTATCGGTTAATTTTAAGTCTTCTAAGCAGCTTAAACATTTTACGAAGCCACAACCACCACCAGCGATATATCCTTCCTCTAATGAGCTGATAGTAGCGTTCAAAGCATCATCTATACGGTCAATCTTTTCTTTGACTTCAACTTCGGTAGATCCACCAACACGAATTGAGGCAACACCGTTCGTTAAGTTGGCTAGACGGTACTTCAAGAATGCAACGTCATTGTCTTTAGGATGCTTAATCATTTCCTTCAAGTCCTCGACTTTCACATCTAAAACTTCTTTCTGAATTGCGCCACCAGCAATGATCGTTTTATCTTTGTAGATGGTGATTTTTTGAGCGTGTCCTAAGTTACCCAAGTTCACATCTTCAAGACGGATACCTAAGTCTTCGGAAATGAACATACCGCCAGTGAGAACAGCAATGTCGTTCATTAGGTCGTAACGGTTAACTCCATACCCAGGCGTTTTAACGCAGCAAACCTGAATCGTTTTTTGAATGTTGTTTACGATAAGAGATTTCAAAGCTTCTCCTTCTACGTCCTCAGCGATAATCAATAACGATCTACGTTCGTTAGCTACCTGCTCCAATAAAGGAAGTACTTCGGCCATTTTGGTGATTTTTTTATCGTACATCAAAATGACAGGATTTAGTAACTCTACTTTTTCCTTTGCGCCAACTACGAAGTGTTTATCGATGTACCCTTGTCCAAATTTCAATCCATCGATTTTAGTTACGTATGTTTCCATAGTACCGCTTTCTTCGATGTTGATAATTCCGTTAACACCTACGTGCCCTACAGCCTCACCGATTAACTTTCCAATTACAGGATCGTTGTTCGCTGAAATTGAAGCTATGCTGATAAGTTGCTTATTCCCTTTTATCGGTTTTGAGATTTTAGCAAGGTTGGCCACTACAGCTTTTGTTGCTTTGTCAATTCCTGATTTTAACATCATTTGATTTGCACCACCATCAACGGCTTCAATTCCCATTTTAAGAATCGCTTGCGCCAATACTGAAGCCGAAGTGGTTCCGTCCCCTGCTACCTCGGCAGTTTTAGAAGCAACCTCTTTCACTAGTGCAGCACCCATGTTTTCCATTTCATCAGGAAGCATAATGCTTTTAGCGACCGTCACACCATCCTTTGTTATGATCGGCAAACCATAATCAGTTCCGATGATAACATTCTTTCCTTTTGCTCCTAATGTGGATTTTACTGCGTTTGCGAGCTGGTCTACACCAGACATAAGGATTTTACGTCCTTCTTCCCCAAACTTGATTGATTTTGTCATACTTTTTTATTGTTTCTTAGATTTTTGATAAAATTAGGTAAAATATCCATAATCAAGATATTTCTACTAAAACAGTTTTAATTGTTCGACTTCCGGCATCCTAAATCCAATCTTATCCCAGCGTTTCTGCATTTGTTTTTTAGTGTAGAGCTTGGAGATATACCATTCCCGCTCGAATATCTTGTCTTTTTCCTCTACAGGACGGCCAAGGTATTTTTCAAAGAGGGTCATTTTTTATCAAAACTATCTGTAGCGCAAAAAATACCGCATTCGAATCTTAAATCTTTTAATGGCGCTCCTTTTGATTTTGGATCAAGTTCATCAAGAAAAATCCTTTCTCCCTTTACCCGAACCAATTTAGCTCCAATTTCTCTACTTTGTTTCGCACGTTCATCAAAGTCTTTTGGATATATTTTCCTAACTAGATTCCAATAAGTTGGGGAGGTGGCTTTAATACAGCCTTTGCAATTTGCATTTGGCATTCCTAACAGATACGGTCTTGGTAATTTTATTCCAGCCTCTTGTAGAATAATAAAACAATCATACTTGGTTATATTTTGAAGTATGTATAAACTTGTCAACCTTTTTAACTGGAATCTTTCAAACCTGTGTTCCTCTTCCTTAGTGAAACCTAAAACAGTCCAGTCGGGCCTATTTTTCAATTCCCATTCAAATCTAGCTTTTTGTTTTAGTTCAAGTGTACAATACGCTAATCCACCAACGTTAGCCATGAAATTCTGATCTTCGAAAACATCAACTATTGAACATGATTTATATTTAGAGTTTATTGCTGAATGTATTTTTACTCCTAGCCATTTTTCAACATCTTTTAAAAACCTTTGGTTGTCATCATCTTCTTCTTTTATTGGATTGTTCACTATTATAACTTCATTCGTAGCTCCGTACATATCTAAAGTCATTTTTGCAGCTACCGCACTTGCTGCACCACAAGAAAACCAAACAACTATTTTTTCACCTGCCTTTGGTTGATGTTGTTCTCTCATAAATTCATATTTCTAAAATCTCCCCAGCACTCCAATACCTCGTATGAGATAATTCCTTTAATGCCGTAAATCCATCTTGTGAAGCCACCGGAATACATGCTTCTGGCCATACCAGCCCGACCCCAATGTGTGTGCTTAGCTTCCTTGCCAAATTTTAATTTTCTCTGTTTCATAATCTATTTGTTAGGTGCTTTTGGTAAAAAAATGCTCTGCCAATGTGTAAATTCTCTTTTTTCTCCACCGTATAAAAACTTTTGTAGTTCATAATTAAAATCTCCTTTCGATAATCCTAATCCATCATCGGCCCATAACCAAACTGTTTCGGATTCTGGCGGATAATAACCTTTGTTTAATTCATGCCAGATGGGAGCTAATGTGATTTTAGAAATATCAAATGGCACACGATTATCTAATCTTTTAATCATAAAATTGTGCCCAAAAGCTGAAAACTCAAACTCGACATCAGTAATACCATATTTCTGCTTAAACCAATCCTCTACAGGAAAGTAATATTCTCTAAAATGCTGTTCATAAAACCAAGGATTATTATCATAAATTACGATATGCTTGCCGTAGGAATCAAAATTAAGGTCATTTAATCTATACTCATGAAATGACTTGCTTATGGATTCTATAATCTTATAGGCCCACTCTTTGTGATTTATTGCTTTTGTATTTTCCATAATTTCTATTTTTTCTTTCTGTAACTGTATTTAGACTGCTCTTCCTTTTCTTTTTCCTTCTGGAGACTTGATCTTAATCTCACTGGATTCTATTTGAGTAATTTTCCCTTCAAAAGCGGCTTGATAAATTTGTCTCCTTGTTCTTGTGGAAAATACACCGTCCGAAGACCTAAATGTATCCTTCACATCCAATATCGTCTTGTAATTGTCCGGAACCTCTGTACCAACTATTTTAAAAACTTTATCATCCGCTTCAAAAGCGGTGTAATTATATTCTCCTGATGGTTCTATAAAAAATTTCATAATTAAAATGGTAAATCTCCGTCATCTTGAATGTTATTAACTTCTACTGGTAATTGGTGTGGCATAACCACATTGAATAAATCTTCAGGTTCATCAAAAATACTTTTTTGTCCGGCTTTTAATTTCGAGTCGTGCCATTGTCTAATTGGATTGTACCCAAATGAACCAGATAACTTGCTTGCATGATAATTAAATCCTGTCATTCCCAAATTACCCCTAAGCAAGACTGGTTTTAAAAGTGAAGTGACCCTACCGCCTGTTTCGATCTCCTTAACTTTACGAACGTGTATCTCTGTATACATAAATTCAGTTTCATGCTGAGTAACCCTGTGTATCGTCAAAAACTCGTCTGCTTTATTGGCGAACATAACTCCCATTTCGGTATCTTCTTTCTGCGGAGCAAGAGTAAATCCATTTTTATCTTTGTTCCTAGCGCCTGTTGTCCCTACGTGACAGTTAAGATAAATCGACAAATCATTATTCTTTCCGTAAAGCTGGATAACACTTGCTGCCTCATAGTGATACTCATACGTATTTTGCTTGTTTTTAGCCGGCACATCAACTTTTAACGAGTTGTATGGGTCAATCATCAAACCTTTGTATTTTTTCTTCTTAGAAGCCTTCGTGTGCATATTCAGGATGTCTTGGTAGTTGAATAGCTTATCAGAAACTTTGATTATATCAAAATGGTCCTTTACAAATTGCTTAGCTTCCCGAAATTGTTCATCTGTAATTTCAGATATCGGTTTGTCCCAATAAAATTCGATCAGCTTACGGACAATACCTCCAACTTTATTTTCAGAACTAAAAATTAACCACTTCCATCCATGGAGTATAGCTGCCAACATTGCCAGATACCAAATCACTGTTGATTTACCTACGTTGTCAATACCGTTGATGATAACCAAATCTCCATCCTTGAAAAGGAAATGTTTATCCAGGCCTTCCATTCCTGTAGATTTACCTTTCTCAAATGTTCCGTTTCTCCACTTGGCCAAATATTCATCATAATCTGCTTCAGTGGCCAAGAAAGACAAATCATCATCTGTCATGTCAACAATACTAGGAACGGTGATTTTAGAATCAGCTAATGTTTCTAGTTTATCACCATACCCTGCATCTGCGAGTACCTTAGTGACTTTTGAGTAGTCACCACCACATTTAAGCATTGTGTAGACTGCGTAAGGCTTATACGGTGTTTGAGCTTCAAATTCTGTGGAAGTAGTGAATACACTGAACCATTTCTTTTCAATGTCGTAATTACCCGAACTTTCTGCTTTTGTATCACCAGGCCTTTTCATTAAAATCTTAGAGCCTCGTTTACCCACCTGTTTCCAGCCATGCTCCATTAGCAATCCAACTACATCACCACGTTCGTTAAAATCTTCAGATGGTGTAAGTCCTTTGGTTTCTTTCTTTGGAAGTTTTTTCTCTTGGTAATTTTCCTTATAAACCTCATTAAAACTGTAGCAAATATTAAAAAGGGTTTCTCGTTCTTCAGGAGTTATAGTCTGTATTGAATCGAAATTTCCAAAAACAAGTTTATAACCGGGCGATGGTTCAACTAATATCTGTCCCTTTTCACCTCTTGTTTCCAGAAGAACTCTTACTTTGTCGTTGTCTCGTGACTTAACTGCAGCTAGTACTGATTTCTCGACACGTTCGGCTTCTGGTAAATTTTGAGGTCCAAGTTCATTGTAATTGTGTATGTAAGATTTTTTATAAGTTTCTTCACGCTCTGATTCGATAGTTGATCTTGATGCTAATTTTAAACTCCCGCTTATAGCGGCACATTTGTAAATAAAATGATACCCTCCGCTTTGAGTTTCCTGAACGACCATCTTTTTTAAGAGATTAGGATTAGCATCCTTGATAGCTAATTTTAAATTTTTAAAAAGAGTTTTTGAATTATCATATTTTAAATCTATATCTAAAACTTCTACATTACCGGATATGGAACCGCAAACTAAACCAATCGCTTCGGCCTTTGAAAAATCATAATCCCTCTTTGTATTTTGCCATCCATCATGAATTGGTTTCTTATTTGCCTTAACCGGCATGAATTGTAAACTAGAATCTGTTGAAATAGGCGTCAAGCTCATCTTGTTGTTCTTTGGTTAATACTGAATGTTCTTCTGCTTGTGTTGGTTGGACTGGTATCTCATCCTGCCATCTTTTTGCATTAAGATAAGATAATGGATCAGGATGAGAATACGTAGGAAATGGGTAATAATTCAAAAATGAAGTGAGTGTACTTTTTATTGCCTGTATTTCATTCGATTTAAGATTTTTAAATTTTGTTAGACATTTTTCCTTGGCTACTTTTTTTGGATATAACTGCCAGAAATCTTCAAAAGAAAAAATAGCTTCTTTATTATTAGTGTTAATACGTTTAGTATTAACCTTACTATTAGTAATTATTAGTTGGGGGTTTTCCGGCTCGGTAATTCCCGATTCGGTAAAACCCAGAATGCGAGAGTCATTTATTGTGTACTCATACTTAGAAAAAAGGTTTCCTGACTTTATTATTTTTGTTTCAATATAACCTAAAGCCTCTAATTCCTTCCATCCAGAAATCATAGATTCATATCCGTCTTTAGATCTTTTTACAAGCTCAGTTTTATAGAGTTCCCAATCTTCAGGAAGGCTTATTAGATATGACATAATTCCTTTTGCTTTCCAACTTAAATCAGTAGAATTAAGTATTTCATTATTTACCAAAGTATATTTTGGGCCTTTCCTATGTTTTATTTTACCTGACTCCATTCGATTACATTTTATTTCTTAAAGCTGTTAATTCACATATTAGATCGTCTATATCTTCCTTATCTAAGGATATAACTTCTTCTGTCTTTACTTGATGTAATTCGCATTGGATAGAGATATTAATTGTTTCGGAATCACGAGAAAGCCATGCTTTTAATTCGCACCCCCCGCCGTCATTTAATAGTAGTATTTTCATGTTTCAAATTTTAAGGTTACTTAATTTGGGAGATAGCAAAGCCGTACTATGCTATTTTAACGAATTTTACTCCGTCAATTAATACCAGTGTAATTAGTTTTGCTTTTGCTTGATCGTAAACCCAAGTAGTGCTTTTGTTTTTTTGACGGGCGAAGGTACTAACCTTCACAAGGTCTTTTCTTATTTCTGTTTGCATGGAACAAATATAGGGATTACTTTGAAGTTTCAAAGTGAATTGTTAAAATAAATAAAAAATGGATAAGGAAGTACCACCTCACCTTATCCACTAGCTTATGAAAGATTAACAAAAAGAATCCCGAGTGGGATGTGTTGGGTCAAAGGTACAAAAAAAGCCCTGACAATTACGAAAGGACTTTGGTTGCTCACACATACAGCTCGTGAATGAAGGAGGCTTTTTCAAATGTATGTAAATTTACATAACCATCAAAAATAAAAAAGCCCCACGTTTCACAACGGAGGGCTAACAAATAGAAAAGGCTAAGATTCTATCGACTCTTTAAGTGGGTTTATGCTTCTTCAAACATTGCTTGCTGTGCAACGCTGAGGGTTTCCCCTTTTTGGTGCCATGCAAGCAAAGCTGTATGTAGATCGTTGATTTGTTCGTCAAGTAAATGAACCAAGGGATAATGATTTTCTGCAGCGCGGTCCAAGTTGATAACCGGTGTCTCAAATTTAACTTTAAATCCTTTGTCTGTAAGCTGAGTCTCTCTGTACCCTTTCAACTTTACTGAATCGATCACGTCGTTGTTGCCTATAAATTCAATTCCAGTAACTTTAAGACCTTGGAACCTTTCTTCTGCCCTGAACTCAAAATTATCGAAGAATTTTTTTGCATCGATATCTTTACCCAGGATAATTGATGTATCGCAAAGTTCAGTTGAGTACAATAAATGCGGTTCTAATTTTTCAAGGACATCACTTAAAGACCGTGACATAAGCTGGTTACTTTTTTTGATGTATTTTTCATCGAACATCTGTTTGTCAGGACTCACGAGAATGTTGTCAAATTCAATTGCAATGTAGTCTCTTTTCTTTTTTGTGGTAATGGTGACTTTGTTAATCTTCATTTTTTTGTTTTTTAAATTGTGTTCAAATTTATAATAAATTATCTTAAAATATCTGCATCACGAAGTCTAACTTCTATAAATCTATCAATTGCTTCGGCAAAACATCTTCTTACTTCACTATAATTAGTTTTTTCTGATTCTTCATTGCCACTTGTGTATTTTTCTTTTAACCGCCAATATTCTTCGGCCCATATTACGAAATCCTGTCCAATGGTATTTCTTATTAATCTTCCTCCCAAGTTTGGGTCTTGTGCTGTTAATTCACTCATTTTATTTAAATTTTAAATTGGTTGTCCCATTAATTCTGTCCAATGAGTTACTCGCATAACATTATGCTGATCTCTAAATTCGTTGACTTCTTTGTCGTAGTAACAATTCCATTCGAAGTGAGATAAGCCTAATTCTCCAATTTCTTCCACGTAACACCAGTATCGTTTACTTTCCGCTGGTGGATCTGTTTTTGAATTTTTCCATGTCCTTTCCATTATTTTTAAAATTTATGAAACTCCATGTGAAAAATCTATAGCCATTTGCTTAGCATCTTCTAAGGTTTCAGCTTTCCATTCACCTCTACCCCATTTCTTAGGAGGATACATGAATTGCGGTCCTATTGTTCCATGTAAAGACTTATTAGAAACGTTTTCAGGAACGTACTCGTAAGTTATCTGAACTCCCTCAATGCCTTTATCATTAGTAGCTGCAATACCAGCTACATTTTTGACAGTTTCATCGCTCCAAAATTTAATTGAGCGTTCAATTAGGTCATTAATGTCAGTAGATACATAACCACAGTGACCTTTTTTAACTTCTGAACCAATACCGAAGCCATAAAAAGCCCTATGTGACCAACCGTACCATTTCTGTTCTACTGGATTGAAGCCGATGCAAGCAACTCTAGGGTCACTAGGATCATTAGACTGTATTTGTTCTGTAATCCCGTTAGCGATAAGCCAAGCTATGTCTGTAGAAATATTAGTGAAAGTAATATAACTTCCATCGACCTTAGAATACCATGCATCTATAATTTGACCATTACCTGCATCCCAAGGCTTAATTTCAGCTATTGTAGCTAAAAATTCATCGCATTGCTTTTTTGTAATCTGTTTTGTTTTCATAATTTTCTATTTTAATTCTTGACGTAAAGTTCAATATTGTTGATGTCACCTCCGGTTCTGTACTCACCAAAATTCTCTTCAAATTCTGACCATTCATCTTCTTCGCCTTCCGAAAGCATTTTTTGAAACTGTTCTACTTTTGAATGAGGTATTACGTACCAATGTCCGTCATCATCACTCTCTACCGATACTCTTGTGTATTCTTCCATGTTATTTTGTTTTTAAAGTTTAGATGCAATAAACGCATTACACACAGGACATACAATGTAACTTCCGTCTCTGTCATGCTGAACATCTGTCCTTGTGTATTTTAATTGTGTTCCGCACTTTTGACAAGTGCATTTTTTACTTTCTTCTGCTGGCTTATTGCCTTTTTTAATTATTTCTATTTTAATTTAAGTTTGAAATTTTTGTCTGATTTGTGGTTTGGATCAGGCTGCGGGAGCTGAAGGTTTAAAAAATCATTAGCCCACAACCATATTTTGTCAACGAATGATGCAAATTCTACAGTGTCCAGTTCACTTGTGCTTTTCACTCTTGTCATCACTTCGCCAGTTTCCGGATCTGCGACCACATTGCAGTTTTTATCTACTACTTCAACAGTCAAGTACTTCTTAGCCATTTGTTCCTTCACGGCTAACATTTCCATCCCCGTTTCCTGGGCTATTTCATCACAATAGAAATGTAGTAGGTTGTTTTGTGAAAGAGTCCGTTTGCGGTAATAACTTTCTAATTCGACCCATATTCTCGCTCCATCAGGAAAATCCTTCAAATCGCCCACAAAAGCCTTTATATTTGAAAATATAACCATAGGTTGATCCGGATTGCTCTTGTCTATCCTTGCCGGTTGTCTACGCTTCATTTGGAAAGGAAATAACGTAATTAACACCATGCAAAAGAAAGTGATAATGATTCCTAGTAAATTCAGGGACAACACAACCCACTTTAACATTTAAATTTGGATATTCATCCTTGATTTCTACCAGTAATTTTTTTGACTCTTCAATTGAAACTTTTATCACCACCTGTTTCTCGCCCTCAAAAAGCATGAGGCCTTGCGCCACGCTCTCGATTTTGTCTAGGATAGTCATGCTTTAACATGTGAATAGCTATTATCTGGATTCTTAGTCCATTTTCTAGCTTTGTTTACAACAAGTTTAGCTTCAAAAGCGGTGAAAATACACTCTACTGATATTCCATGCCTTCCTGCCGCATCAAATAAACACATTAGTGCATCAGCAAACTCTTCTGGCCTTTTTATGCCAGCGATAATATCCTCTTCAATCTCTTTTACTTCGCTTTCAAGTTTTCTAAGACTACTTATCGGTGTAGCTTCGTCAAAAGTTCTCATACTCCATTCTAGGCGCTCTGATTCAAGTTTAATAATATCCATAATCTATTTTTGTTTTTTAATTTCTCTTCTGACCCAATTCAACCGCAGCTCATAAAGCTCTTCATACCACTCCAAAGGAATTTCTTTACCGGCATTATCGAACCTCGCTATTGCATCTTCAATTTCTGCAGCCCTTTTCTCTTCTACAGCCCATTTAGGAAATATCCCGATAGGTGATTGCTGTTCACTCATTTCAATTCCTCCTTTAGCTTTAAAATTGATTGCTTGTCGATCCAAACCATTACATCACCATCACGGCCATCACCATAGTAACCTACAGCCAACATGTCATCTGTTATTTCAGTTGGACCATCAGGAAAGTTATCCTCATGCTCGTAATCCTTCAAGTGATCGCATACGGCATCAATAGCTTGCGCTGCATAAACCTTCATAGCCTCCAATTGCCAGTCCTCTGGTAACGTATAATTGTTCTCCCGAGGTAAAGCCTTTTCTTGTACCTCCATGTAAATCTCCTTCGCTGTTTTCATAATTATCTGGTTCTGGCTTTTACGTTTATTTTTAAATCATTCAAAGTTTGAAATATAAAATCATCTGTATATCTTTCTCTAGGAAAATTTGGATTGGAAAATTCCCCATGTAATTGAATAGACAAACAATCGTATATTGTACCCGCTAAGGCTTGATCTTTTGAATTTAAAAAAACTGAATGCGTAATATGGTCTTTTATACATGTAACAACTATTCCGTTACCCCTAATTGATAATCCTTTATATTTACAAATAGAATCTACTCGCTTACGCCTATTAAAAAGATTTTGAGATCTATTACATGTTCTTAAATTTGATTTTCTATTATCCAGAGGATTTCTATTTATGTGGTCTACGAATATATCTTTATCTTTTATGCCTAAAATAAATCTTCCTAAAGACTCTTCATAAGATATATAATTAACACAAAAACGATTAGATACCTCAACATATTCGGCTCTAATTCTAATTTTAATATTTTTTATTTTTTCTCCTTTATCGATTAATATCCGCTTACCTGATTTGGTATAATGAAAGATTGAGTTATCATCTATGAATTTATCCAACTCATTACTTAGTTCAACATATATCTTTTCTTGATCCTCTTTAGAAGTACTTGACCTTCTTTTTTTATTATAGTTTATTTTTGATTCCATTATTTTCTATCTCTAACTTTTAATAATCTAAAACTCGTATTCTCCGGTTTAAGCTTTATCTCTAAAATAATAGCATTTAACCTATCCTCTTCCTTACCTAAAAAGAAGAACTTCTTATTTACCTCAAACACTCCTTTACGCCTTGATATAATCAGCCCTGATGAACTTAACTCCGTAAAAGCAGACTTAACAGTAGGATCAGCATAAACTATCCCTGTAGGGCTTGTTTTTAAGCCGTAAGTAATCTTTGTTATAAAGCTTATGAATTTGGCCCGAACTCCAACATCACTTCTCACCTCGTTATCTTCATCCATTTCCTCTGTAAGGTAATCCATAAGATTTCTTGCACACGGACTTAATCCAGCAAGAAGATATAAGCAGTTGTAATAACGCTTCATGTAATTCATCCTAACAACCTCAGCACCCAATATACTCTTAGGTTCCCCATCAATCATATTGAACCCCTTTATATAATCAATTATCTTATCCTGTTTCTTATTCATAGTATATAACTCTTATCTCCTTTTAGTATACTACAAAGATACTACAAGATATGGTAAAAACAATACTATTAGAATATATTTATCTATATTATGCAATTCTTAGTATCCCTACTCTATACTTTCTGGTATCCTCTACGTATACTATCTTTTACTTAAATCAATCTTGTAGTATATTTAAACCCATAAATCAGCTTTTTAACTTACCTATAGAGACCTTATTTATTTTCTGGTATCGCTGAATGTTTATCCATTAATAGTTGCTTATATAGTTTGCCTATCGGTCTATCCCTGCATTTAGGCCGGCCTCTTTCCTGGTTTTTAATCCGTTTATAGCTAGGTGGGTGGGTCAACTTTCAATCGTAAATGTTTTGTGTTGCTGATATGCACTAATGAACAAGATAATCAAAGCCTAAATAGATTGTTATGTTGTTATGTATTGGCCTCTGCTCATGCTATGCGCTCATGCACCACCACACATACACATAAATCAATCTTCAATATTCCATATTAAAACCTCAATCACTACATTTGCATCAATGATTAACAAATACCACCAAAATACAATTAACTAAATAACTTGATTTAACAGCCTTACAGGGCACTATAATTTTAAACCTTATGAAAGTATCAACACAAATAAAAGAAGCTAACAGAGAGCCTAAAAAGGTGTTTAATGGGGATAATTCCAATTCAAAAGACAAACTGATTATAGATGCTAATAAAGTTTTATTAAGGTGTTATGATTTAAGTAGGGAATTGAATATTAGTATTTCATGTATTTACGCTTTATTGTGTTTAAATGAAAGTTGGCGTATTAGTGGTTTAGGTTTAACTCCATACGAGTTAATTAATAAGATGAATTATAGCATGGGTTTAAGGAGTCATTTATTTAAGCGGTTAGAGAAGATGCGTAAAATCGGTTATGTTGATATTGTCGGGAGTGGGAGGAATCAAAGTAGACAATTTGCGCCAACGTTGTCTATGCGTTTACGTCTTGATAATTTTTTAGAAGGTCTTAATAATTGATTGAATACAAAAATCGGACGATATAGGGTTTTGGAAGTAATAGAGGGGTTTTTGCTCCTCTTTTTTTATGGGTTTAATATTTATTTTATATGTAGTGTAAATAAAAAACTACATTCGTAGTGTATATTGAAATATTGTTTGTATATTTGTATCAGCGATAAGGGAAGTACCACATTAGAGCCTTACGCAGGGTTAACATGGAAAGATTAAATAGCACATTCGAGATTCGTCAAATAGCATACAAGCGATATCAGGTTTTAGATTCTGACGGCTTGGATTGCGTCGGGGAGTATGTTTCGTTGGCGGAGGCTAAGCGTATAGCTGGGGGAGATTTTGTTTTGGTTGGTCGGAAGTACTACGATAAGCACACGAATACAGTTAAGGAGTATAAATTAGTTTAAAAATTCACATATAAAAATTACCACCATGAATAAGATTGAAGGTTACAAAGGATTAGACAGAGCTTTAAAGGTAGCGTTGTTGTTATTGGTTCTATTATTTGGTTTGACTGTTAATGCAGTTTGGGCACAGGAACCAACGGTTAAGGATAGGGTGTTAAAAGACACCGTTATAAAGACGATAACGTACAAAATGTATATTGGGTCACGTGGCGGGAGATATGTCCTTAAAACGTCTAAAAATGGCGTCATTTACAAGATGTACTGCACTGATAAGAAAAAGTAAAGTTCCGCAAGCTCTTTGCGGTCTGCTTAGCGCAACGTTCTTCGGGACTTGCGCATAAGTCAGTAGAAGCGTACCACAATTTAAAGCTTCTGAAAGATTAACGAGTTGTTTTAACTCAAATCATATTGCAGAATGATAAACTTAAATTATCCGCATTACGGCCTTGCGTGACCGTACGTACTAGCCAACGAAATGACTTTATGTTATTTGACTTATGGGGATGAACACAGCGAGTAAATGAGACTTTGAAAGCTTTAGTAATCCCGAATTGTATTGACCTAATAAAGCGGTCAACTGATGAGCTACAGAATAGCGAAACAATTATTTTAACAGAAGTCAGACGCAGACTATAACAGGCGTGACACATTATGAGAACAGTAAGAACAAAATTATTCCAGTTCAATGAACTAAGCAAAGAAGCCCAAGAAAAAGCAATAAGTCAATTATCAGACATCAATGTTAATTATGATTGGTGGGATTTCACCTATAATGATGCAAAAGAAGTCGGTATAACTTTAGATGGTTTTGATATTGATAGCAATTCAATAATAATTAAAATAGATGATGCTGATTATACGGCACATGAAATAATTAAAAATCATGGTGAGGAATGCGCCACACATTTAACGGCAAAAGAATACAATCTAATGAAGGAGACAATCTTATATAACGCTCCAAAAGATAAGTTTGGCACATTTGAAGATGAGCACGAATTAGATGCAAAGTTGGATGATTTACAAGAGCAATTCACCAAACAAATAGGCTTTGACTATTTAGGTATTCTAAAACACGAATATGAGTATCAAACAAGCGATGAAGCTATAAAGGAAACTATCATTGTGAATGATTACGAATTTACACAAGACGGCAGACAATTCTAGAACTATGTTAGAAATGACTTTAAAAGACTTTATACACGGCCGTATAAACTTTATGCACTCGCTTAGCTTAACCCATCCCGATTTGTTCAATGAGTTACGCAGGGATAGCGGTAAGATAGCAACAATCAAAAACACAATTAAATCACTTAAATAATAAACACTTTAAAAGCTTGCAAAATGAAAACAGAAACAAACAACACCGGATTTATTGACCTACGTAAAAACAATGTAGAGGTTAGCGAATATCAGCAACAGGCATTAGATTTTTTAAATGCCACCAATACCACAATTAAAGTTTCCTTCTCCCACACTGGAAAACATTTCGACTCCGACAAAGAAGATAGAGACATTTACGATGTTACAATTTCGAGAGGCACCCGTAAATTCAGTTTTAAATTCGGTAATTCCATCAATGATAGTGGGTTTTACTACACCAAAGGCAGACAAAGATTTGAAATAGACAGGAAGGAATTAAATACACCGAACCTTGCTAACGTCATTAAACGTAGGGATTGGAGTTTTTTAAACAACGGAAAAAGTGATATTGTGCATTATCCTACAGCACCGGACGAATACAGTATTTTATGTTGCTTGCAAAAATATGATGTAGGCACATTTGAAGATTTTTGTTCTGAATACGGGTATGATGAAGATAGCAGAACGGCAGAGAAAACTTACAAGGCAGTTTGTAAAGAGTATGACAAAGTTTGTTCCTTATGGAATGATGCCGAAATTGAACAATTGCAAGAAATTAACTAATCCACATCCTAAATAAAAACGATATGAATACTTTAGAAAATAGCATTAAAGAACAAATTGAAAATATGTCCTCCTCTGATTTGATGGAGTTAAACAATGCTTATTGCGATGCAGCAAGTTACAACGATGACCGAATCTATGATAATGACGATTCATTTTTAGAGGAAAACTTTTCCAGTATCAGCGAAGCGGTAAGGGCAGCGACATACGGCGAGTATAGTTTTTCACATTCATACGTCAAGTTTGATGGGAATGCCAACCTAGAATCTTTAAACAGCATTGATATTGATGATTTGGTTGATGGTATTGATACGATTATAGATTATGCTATAGAAAATCAAAACTATTTTCCAATGTTAGATTTTGATTTTGAAGAAGAGGAAGAAGAAACAGAAGATTAACCTCCCTTTGGGAATAGATAAAAGAAAATGAAAAAACCAGAATTTAACCTTGATTTAGATTATGATTTCGAGGGTACAACAATTAATGTTTATGGTAGTGCTTATTGGGGTGCTGATAATGAATCCGATTATAAACGTCAGGAGAAATTGATAGACGATTACAGGAAACAATTGTCATGTGGTGATTTGCATGTATGGTGTGATATATCCGGATATAACTATTGGATGGTTCAGCAGGAAGAAGCAAATTATATCAGCATTACAGTTAACCTAAATGTTGATGACTTAACAGCAGATCAAATAACAGAGATAGAGAATGCAATTATAGAAGCAGATGGTTTTATGACTGAAAACCTAAATAGCTACCTGCCATTTAACAACAATTAATAAATGAAAACCATTAAACTAACCTGCCTTATCCTGCTGCTAAGTTTAGCGGGATTTGGCCAACGGTATAAAAGCCGATTAGTAGCGGACGAAACTACAATCAAACAATTACGGGAGTCATTCATAGTAAATACTTGCAATGACAGCATTTTTAAGCTAGTACAGGAGCGTTTTAATGTTCCTTCGACTGATTACTACAGAAACAAGAGAAAGTCTCTTAAAACGGCTTATTTTGATTACACGATTAGATTACGTCAGGAGCAATTAACAGAGGTAGAAACGTTTTTAAAACAATTGTAAATGACATACGCAGTATTAAGACCATCCGAACAGGAATGCGGAAGTATAAACCACAAACATTTGTACCAATTCAAATATGATGAAAAAGACAATTTTTTCATTTTAATAGAGGGGGAATGGGAAGAAGAAATAAGCACGGCCTTCAATTTTTTAAATGTTATGGAATAATGGACGATTTAATAAAACTATACAGAAGGGAGCTAATCAGATTAAGCGTTCTTCACTCTAAATTTAACGATGAAGGTTTATCCGCAGAAGAACGGGACGAATACATTTCCCTCGTTGACAAACTAAACCAGTTTTTACCTTTAACGGCTGATATATGACATACGCAAAATTACAAGACGAAGAAGAAGCAACAGGAAATGTTTTTCATGATGCTTTGTATCTATTCAAATACGACAAAAACGATAACTTTTATATTAGGTTTGGTGGGCAATGGCACGAAGATGTTAGTACAGCTTTTTATTTTTTAGATGTGATTGAATAATGGCAGTTTGGCACAACGCATACATAACCGACAAAAACAAAGCTAAGCGGTTCAACACCACCGCAACAGGGTTCGGTATTCAATCAGAACTAAAAAACTTGCAACGTCACATAGACAACGCAAAGAAATTCCCGCAGCATTACACGTTTTTAGACGCAGAGACGGCCTATATCATGTTAGACGGTGAAAAGTACGGACAGACATTAGATGACATCTTGGACGATGATTTGTTAAACGAATTAAATAAGTGAAAAAATGAATAAAGAAAATAGAATACTGGAATTATTAAAAACTGACGGTCTAAGCGAGGCCGAGAAAATAACAGGCGAATCATATAAAAATGATAAACTTACAGAAATGATAGGTTTTGGAATTATGATGAGAACAGGCGAGGAATTAAGAGAATTATTAACCGCACAAGATGATACTTTAAGCTCAAACAAAACACCAGATTATTTAAGAAAAATAACTGACTTTGGTTTTGTTAAGATATTTGAAGAACCATTTATTTACATTGCTGACTATGGGCAGCGGGAAGAATATAAAGAAACTCATTACATCTTCTTTCACTATGGACTAAGTATCCTGTTAAGCTTTGACACTTTCTTCAACGGAACATCAATAAATAGCGGTAATTTTTACTACAATTGGAAACCATTAGGTGAAAAAAATTGGTCGTATACTTCTAGTGGGGGTTATGTTTTTGAAGAGGGTAAAAACACAGGTATTTGGAGTGGTAACCACGATTGTCGGGAGGCTTTAAAAACAAATATCAAACAACTATCTGACCACGGAGAATTTTTAAAAGAATGGAAAGATTGCCCGCTTCATTGGCTTACAAACTTTTCAGATCATAAAAGCGGTGGTATTAGCATGGATTTTACACCATACTACGAAAAGACAAAACGCATAATATCAACTTTTCCAGATGAAGTAAAAAAAGCAATTGGAGAGTATCGAAAAGGGAAATAAAACCCAGCCTACTGACTGTATTGATTTACGGGGTAGGCTTGGTCAGTGAGAGCAATTTAGTTTGGTGCCGGTATGTTGGATGACTACCGGCACTTTTTAAACCTTAAAAAGAACACATGGAACTAACCAATAAAATTGCAATCCGTAAATGGATAAGCAACAACCCGCAGCTAAGTCAAGACCTTTCGATTAAGGCCGAGAAAAACGACATTGAACACTTTAACCATTCAGTGTATTTTCTTTCCTTGCAGACAGGCATAAGCCAGGAGTTTATCAAACAGAATATCGATCAAATTAGAAACTGGATATGAAAGAATTTATTTTATGTGCTGCCATTCATTATAAAAATGGGGGTAATTACTCGGAAATTAACGGTTTTTATCCACAGCCAGAAGGTATAGAATCAGGATTTATAATTTGTGGGCGTAGGCATTCAGATTGTTATAATTTGCTAAGAATAGCAGGATACGGTATTTTAACAGAGCATGAATGCGGAAGGGAGCAACAAGGATTTTTAACGAGTACTAACCGTTTTGTTAACCGTTCCGAAGCGTTTAGAATTGCCAAACAAAACAACCAGATTTATCACACACTTCATCAAGACGACGAAGAAGGAATTTTAATCAGTGAGGACTTATACTAATGAAAAAATTTGAAGTTGACTATCTCGGGACCATGACAGAGGACGAGATCAAAGCGCCAGGCAGTGGGTTTAGCTCCTTTGAGAAGGACGAAATTGACAAGATGGTTTTATTTGAAGAAGCAGAGTTTATTACACCTGTTATCGTCTTTAATGTAAGGAGAATTGAGTAATGCAGTTCACAAACAGAAACATCTTCATTGTTGCGGTAGTGGTTACGATCATATACGCAGCCATGTTGCTAATAACAGCTTACCTAACAAACAACGTAATTGAGATATGAAAGATAGAAATTTAACACCCGATGATAATTGGGCCACACCGAAATGGTTTTATGATTTGCTTGATAGCGAGTTTAAATTTGATTTTGACCCTTGCCCGTATTTTGAAGGTGAAATAACTAAAGAAAACGATGGTTTATTAATAGAATGGGGGCGAAGTAATTTTGTAAATCCTCCTTACAGTAGATTATTAAAACAAAGTTTTGTAGTTAAAGCGTTGCATGAATTGAGTAAAGGCAAAAAATCGGTCTTATTGTTGCCCGTATCAACATCTACAGTATTATTTCATGAGTGGATTAAACCTTCAGCAAAAGAAATAAGATTTATACAGGGGCGAATCAAGTTCCAGAAAAAAGATCCCGAGTCAGGCGAGTTTTATACTCCTAAAAATGGAGGCATGCACGATTCAATGCTGGTTATATTTGATAATACAATCTATTAGCAACATGAGAAACTATAAACATTTGAATTGGCCGCTGATTAAGGCGATTGTAGGGCTTATAATAGCG